GCCGGTCGTCGGGACCGTCGCCGCGAACGTCCTCGCGCACGGGACCGGGGCGCTGAACGTGGACGGGTGCAGGGTGGGGACGGAGGAGGTGCTGGGCCGCGCAAAGGGGGGCTGGCTCAAGGGCGGCTATGTTGGGGGGGGAACTCCGCAGTGGAACAGTTTGGGGACAACAAAGGAGGGAGGCCGCTGGCCCGCGAACGTCCTCCTCGATCCCGAAGCCGCCGCCATGCTCGACGAGCAGAGCGGGGAGAGTTCAGGCACCCAGCGCACGGGGAAGCGCACGGGGAGATATGGGGAGTTCTCGGGGCAGGAAGCCGCCGTGATGGGCCACAGCGACTCGGGCGGGGCGTCCCGGTTCTTCTACACCGCCAAGACATCAAGCGCCGAGCGCAGCGGATCAGACGGCGCAGGGGGCACCGCCACCAAGAACGACCACCCGACCGTCAAGCCCGTGGACCTCATGGGCTACCTCGTCAAGCTCGTCACTCCACCCGGCGGCACCGTGCTCGATCCGTTCATGGGCTCGGGCTCAACAGGCATCGCTGCCCTGCGCCTGGGCTTTGAGTTCGTCGGCATCGAGCGCGAGAAAAACTACCTCAAGATCGCAGAGGCGAGGATCCGAGAGGACGCGCCTCTGTTCAACGCCGTGGAGGCTGGGAAATGAATAAAGACGAAGACCACGCGCCGTCGAAGAGGGCCGAGGCAGCGCGAGCGATGCTCGAAGACCTCGCAGCGGAGCTTTACTGGGAGGGCCGCCCTAGCGTGACACGCGAAACGCTCGACAACGCTGGCACGCTCACCACACTGATCGACGAACTCATCATCGCACGCATCGAGCAGGCGCTCGGTGCGAGGACCAACCTCGACACGTTTCTCGACGCGCTACGCGCAGCAAGAGGAGAGTAACGCCTATGGACAATGCACATACTGGGTACTGGGAGGATCTCGAAAGGCTGGAGGCCAAGGTCGAGACGAGTTCGACCTCGTTAGAGGTGCGGCTGCAACGCTGGGAACTCGTCGGCACCGGAGGCGCGTACTCAGAGCACCGGAGCATGAAGAGAGTGGAGCCCCATAAGGGGCAAGAGTTCGACGATTCCGACGAGTGGTGTAATGCCGAGGAGGTGTTCGCCCTGGAGGCCAAGGTCGAGCGCCTTGCCGAATTGGCCCGAACGCGAGGTAACGCCAACGACCACTTCGAGAAACTCAAGCGGCAGGCCGAGCGCGAGCGCGACGAGACGCGGGCGCTGCTGTATCCATTCCTCACGTTCTCGTGGACCGCAGCAGACAAGGAAGCGGCGCGTGCGTACTTCGGACGTATTCCAGGCCAAGATTGAAAAGCGCGACGAGACGTTACGCGAGCTTGCTGACGCGCACGCCGAGCTTGCCGACGCGCAGAATCGTGAGCTGTTCGCCAAGATTGAAAAGCGCGACGAGACGTTACGCGCAGACGGGGGAGAATAAAAACTATGGACATGAAACTTGCACGCCAGGTCGCCAAGCTCATCGCAACGAAACGCGACCTCGAAGACGAACTCTCCGCGACCAAAGAGAAGCTCTCGAAGCTCGAACCGTCGCTCCTCAACGAGTTAGCAGAGGAGCAAATGGATAAGCTGCACTGTACCGTGGACGGGCAGCGCATCACTCTGTACCGGCACGCCGTCCTCTGGGCAAAACCCGTGAACGACCGCAGCGAAGTTGTCGAGGTGCTCAAGAAGTGCGGACTCAGCGACTTCGTGGCTGAGAACTACAACTCCAACAGCCTTTCGGCATACGTCAGAGAACGCCTGGCAGCGGGCGAAGAGCTGCAACCCACGCTCGATAGAGTCATCGACGTTTCGGAACTCGTCAGCATCAGAGGGAGGCGCACGCCTTCCGGCCCGCTGTCCATGACCGCCAAAGCCCGCAAGCACATAAAAACCTAACCCACTAACCAGTTGCCACGCGACACACGCAGAAGAGGAATAGACCGATGGAAGAAACAGGAACCGACATGATCCAGCGCAATCCCACGGGGTTCGCAATCGTCGATGACTCCGAAGCAAGAGAGGTCATGGCGCAAGTCGAGAGCCTCGGGATATCGAACTACCAGTTGAACCGGCTACGCATGCCAGCCGGGGGGGGCGTGAGCTGGGAAATCGAGGATCTCGAAGGCACCCGATCCGAGGCCAAGCTCGATGTCATCATCCTAGCCGTGAAAGGCCAACAGAAAGCGTGGTGGAAAGTCGCATATGAACAGGCCGGGGGAGGCAGCCCGCCCGACTGCTCATCGCAAGACGGAGTGTTCGGCTTCGGCATGAACACGCTAGACGAGAGCGAGCTTGCCGCGGTGGCTGAGAAGCACCAATGCGCTTCGTGCGCGTGGAATGAGTTTGGGTCTTCACGCGGGGCGGGGGCCGGGAAAGACTGCTCCGATAACGCTCTGGTGTTTTTCTATAGAGAACACAGCAGAATACCCTCGCTGCTCGTCGCTTCGAGTACGTCGATCCAACCGCTGAACAAGTACATCTTCGATCTCCTCGATGCAGGCAAGGCTATGCAGGGGTGCATTACCACGCTGTCCCTGCGCCGGGCGCAGAGCAAGAGCGGCATCGCGTACAGCGTGCTCGACCTGAAATGGAAGCGCGACCTCGACCCCGAAGACGCCGCTGCGATGACCGCGATTCGCAAGCAGTTCCGTGCCCGATTGGAGAGCTTCGACGCCTTCGAGACCGTCGCAACCACAGAGTAACGGCAAGGAGCAAACCAAAGTGGGCGAGGTCATCGGCATCCGAAGTTTCTACGAGGGGTTGTACGCCGATGGCGATGCCATCAACGAACGGTCGCAGCTCGTCATCTGGTCGCCCGCCGACAAGGTGAGCCGGTGGTCGAGCTGCGTCGAGGATGCGGTGGTCCTGTCCGAGGCGCAGGCCACCGCGTCCGATCTCTACTACGGTGTGTGTCTACAAGACAGGGCCGGGGCGCTCGAAGAGCGAGCCCGTCGCACAGGGAAAGCCGAACCATCGATGGAGTTCTCGCGGGGGTACGCCACCACAGTCTCGGTCATCCCGGCGATGTGGCTCGACCTGGACATAGCGGGCGGCGGACACGAAAAGAAAGGACTGCCGAGAAACCAGGCCGACGCTGACCGTATTCTCGCGGACCTCCCGCTCGATCCGAGCTGGATCGTGGGCACCGGGGGCGGACTGCACGTTTACTGGGTGCTCAAAGAGCCCCTCACGCTCGCTAACGAGTTAGAGCGTGATGCCGCGGCGGCGGCGATCCACGGCTGGCAAACGCTCGCCATCGACGCTGCTGCGAATCTCGGGTTCAACATGGACTCCACGCATGATCTCAGCCGGGTACTGCGCCCGGTCGGGAGCGTCAATCACAAGTACGGCTCCGCAGTCCACATTCGGCGCGAGGGGGATGCGCGATACCACCTGGACGACTTCACGCCGTTCTCCACCGCCGGGGTCCACGTTCGGCCTCCCGCTCGGGTCAACGTCGAGGGCATGATCGACGAGGACCGGGAGCCTCCTCCCGAGAAACTGCTGGCGATGTTGAACCTCGTCCCCAGGTTCGGTGCGACCTGGAGACGGGAGAGAAAGGAGTTCCCCTCCCAGTCAGAGTACGACCTGTCCCTGGCAACGATGGCGGCAGCCACCGGAGGGTGGCGCGACGAGGAGATCGTCGCGCTGGTGATGACCCACAGGAAGGCCGCAGGAGAGCCCACACGGGCAGATCGGCCTGGGTACTGGTCGGGACTGCTGGGCAAGGCGAAACGCGAGCTGAGGCAGGGAGAGGCGCGTGAGCGCATCACCGACGCGCTGGACGCGGTGGAGGACAGCGCGGGGAAGGCCGATGAGGATGAAAGAGGGGGGTTCTTGCGCGATCTGTCCGCACTCCTCGGGTTCGAGATCCGGCGGATCATTCGCTACGACGCTGATCCGCCGACCTACAGGCTGGTGCTCGAATCGGGGAGCATCCACCTGGGCGATGTCGAGAAAATTCTCAACCCCGTCAAGTTCCGCGCAGCCATCGCAGCGGTGAGCGGGGCACTGATCGGTAGGTTCACAAAAGCGAGGTGGGATCCAGTCGCGCAGGCGATACTTCGAGCGGTCGAGACCGTCAGCCTCGGTGCGGACTCCACGGCGGCAGGACTGGTGGGCGAGTGGCTGGGCGACTACCTCGCGCAGTACCGACCCAGCGAGGAGCGCCAAGAAGCTATCGAAGTCCGTGCGCCGTTCGTCGGGTCCAACAGGATGCCAGCGTTCTTCCTGTCAGAGTTCCGGGCGTGGCTCGCGTTTGCGAGAGACGAACGCCTCGGACGAAAAGAGATTGCCACGCTGCTGCGGACGGCTGGGTGTGCCCCGAAGGTCGTGGCTTACGAGCGGGGCGGCAGGAGGACGACATGCCACGTTTGGGTGGCGGCAACCGAGTTGCCAGTGAAGCCGCGTGTTTCGGGAAGTTTACGGGCGGATTGATCCTACTCTATACGGGAGATTTTTTTTCTGATTTTTTTTCAAAATTATCAGAGGATGCTAAATCCTTATACAGTGAATACAAGTGACTGAAAACAAAGAACTTAGGATGTTTAGTAAGGTGATGAAGAATAGGAAACAGATAGCTATTCGTTTTCGGACATATGTTCTAGCACTAAGTGGCGCGAACGTGTTTTTTGGGGGAGTGAACAGAAAAAAAATCTCCCGTATAGAAGGCGAAACATAGCGTGGGGCTTCAGGAGTACCGATTGCATGGCCCACCCGGCTGTGGCAAAACGCGCCAGCTTGCGGAGGTTTGGGTGCCTCGGGCGGTCGAGCGGCACGGGGCTGACTGTATAGCCATCTGTTCCCTCACTAAAACAGCCGCAGCCGAGATCGCCACCCGAGATCTGCCAATACCGCTCGCTAACGTGGGTACGCTTCACAGCCTCGCCTACAGGGCTCTGGGAGGTCCGGGGGTGCTCACCATCGCTGAGAGCGAGATAGCGTCGTGGAACGCGGCGCAGCCGCTCCTGCGCCTGTCTGGTGGCGGGGGGGCGGATGACCTGGGCGAACGGCGGCGGGCCACCCCGGCAGACGAGTTGATGGCTCTCGCCAACGTCTACCGGAATCAGCGCGTCGAACGCTCGCGTTGGCGTGAGGATGTCGCCCGGTTTCAGGCCCGGTGGGAAGCGTGGATGAATTACAACGGGCTTGTGGATTTCACCGGGCTGGTCGAGGGGGCGCTAGAGTCGTCCGACGCGCCGGGTGATCCCGCCGTCTTCGTGGTGGACGAGGCGCAAGACTGTTCCGTACTTGAACTGGATCTGATACGAACATGGGCAGCCCGTGCCGATTCGCTCGTCTTGAGTGGCGATGGGGACCAACAACTCTACGGTTTCCGGGGGAGTGAAGCGGCTCGGGCGTTCACCGGCCCGGAGATCCCAGCGTCACACAACTACACGCTAACGCAGAGTTATCGGGTGCCTCGGGCGGTTCACGCGGTCGCGTCGAGGTGGATTGCCACCGCGAGCGAGCGTTTCGCCGTCGAGTACGCCCCGAGAGATTTCGAGGGGGAGGTTTCCGAGTCGCTGGGTCATTCTCAGAATCCCGAGCCGATTGTGCGTGAAGCTCTCAGTGACGCCGAGGCGGGGCGCTCGGTTATGATCCTTGCTACCTGCGGGTTTTTCCTGAGGAAGACGATTGCGCTGCTTCGCAAAGAGGGCGTCCCGTTCTGTAATCCGTACCGCCCCAAACAGGGCGAGTGGAATCCGCTCAGAGGAGGGGCGACAAGGCTCGCTGCGTTCTTGCGCCCTGACCCCCGCACATACGACGATGTGCGTATGTGGACCTGGGACGAGGCGAAGAGGTGGACCGAGCCAATGCGGGCGTCCGCCTTCGCCACCGGGGGGAAGTCGATCATCGCTCACGCTGACGAAGAGCGGCAGCATGACGAGATCACACCGGAGGAGGGCCGCGCTTGCTTCGGCGCGAGCTGGGATGAGCTGCGCTCGGTGTTCGTGAGCGGCGACCCGCTCGCGTGGTTCGAGGACAATCTGCGTGATGCGAAGCGGGCTTCGATGGAGTACGCGCTCGCCGTGGCGAGGCGAAACCGGAAAGCACTCTGGGCTGACCCGCTAATCTGTGTCGGCACCGTTCACTCCGTCAAGGGTGGCGAGAGTGCGTGCGTGTACCTGCTTAACGAGCTGAGTGGATCGTCGGTGCGGGAGTGGCTTGGCCGTGGACGCGACAGCGTTATCCGCGTGTTCTACGTCGGGATGACCCGAGCCAAAGAAAAGCTGGTCATGGGGGCACGGTGGACCCCGGCATCGGTGGACTGGAGGGGCGCGTGAAGTCGTCGCCGGTCTTCGAGTTCCGCCAGGCCGTCGGCCAGCTCCGCGTGCTTGTTCCGCCTGTCTGGGCGGTGAAGGTGCGGCGCTGTGCGCTCCCCGAAGGTTGTTCTGGCGACTGCTCGCTTGTCACGCCCAAGAAGGGTGCCCCGTATTACAGTGTCCGAGTGAATCGTTCGTTGTCTGAGGACGCGCAGACTCTGATCTTGCTACATGAGTGGTCACACGCGCTGTCTTGGGGGAGTGAATCGCACAGGATTCGGCATCATGGACCTGAGTTCGGGATCGCGTATGCAAGGGCGTGGTCGGCATTAATCGAGGAGTAACATGTCCGACTTGAACTGTAGGCACCTGACTGCCGTGTGTATTGGGATCGACCCTGGCGTGACTGGGGGGATCTGTGTAGTCAACGCCGCGACCGGAAGGATGATGGCCGCGCAGAGAACGCCGATTCTCCCGGTCACGGGGAAGAAACAGTACAACGCAGCAGCGATGCGCGACATTTTGTTGAACGGAATGTACGAGGTGCGTCTCGCTACGATTGAGAAGGTGGGCGTCCACCCTCACGACGGGAAAGTGGGGTGCTTCAACTTCGGTGTGGGGTACGGCCTCTGGATCGGACTGATGGTGGCCCTGTCCATCCCGCACATTGAGGTTTCTCCGCAGCGCTGGCAGGCCAGGATGCTCGCCGGGTTGCCGAGAGGCGGGAGTTCCAAGGCGAGCGCGATGCGGGCTGCGAACTCGCTTTTTCCTACGTTAGAGTTGACCGTCAAGGCGGATTCGGGAATTGCCGACAGCGCGTTAATCGCAGAGTTCGGTAGGCGAATCCAAACAGGGAAGGAAGTGGATTGATGTGGCCGCAGTTTTGGCTTGGCGTGGTGGTTGGCGTCTGCCTCGCGGTGCTGGGCACGGTAACCTGCGCGTGGATGTGGATGCGACCGTTCCTGCGAAATGCACAGCTCGATGCGTCTCGCAAACACATGGAACAGTGGCGTGCGTTGCTGGCCTCGCCCGAGTACCGGCGTGGCCGTACCTCCAACGAGGTCGAATTCGTCTGGCCGCAGGCCGAAGGAAGGTCTCAAGAGGAGGGCGACTCTACTCCGTAGGCAGGCGACTGGTGCGGTTGCGGCATCCTAGCTGCGGGGCAGGAAACCGCTCAAGAGGAGGGAGAATGTGTGTCTCGGTGGGATTACCTGGGGTGGGTGCGACATCCTAATTTCCACTAGGTTTTCGCAAAGCTCGGTCTCGATTCTGGATCCACGGAATCCTAGATTCAGACCGGCTTATGGGCCTGTAAGCGCCCCGTAAGGGCTGCTGGTCCCTCAAGGCGGCTAGGATGCCGCATTTAGGGGTAGAGGTCTCCCGATGCTGTCGGCATCGTAGCCTAGATTTCCGCACAAAAAAACCGGGAATCCCATTGGATGTCGGCCAGGATGTCCGATAATAGATGTGTCGAGCAGCGCAACGTCGCGCTGCTTTCACCACAACAAAGGAGACCTCGAAAATGACGCGCACGATCACTGTACTGAAGAAAGACGGCACGACGAAGAGTGTTGAATCACCCTACACCGACGAGGAGATTATGGAGAGGCTGACTCAACTTACCGGGCATGTCGTCCTCGACCGTACGATTGGTGCTCTGTCGCAGGCGCACCCTGACGCGCCTCTGGCCCGTTCCTCCTTCGCCTGCGACCTCGCAAAAAAAGGCTACCGTCACGGACTGTCAGAAAAACAACGTGCGTGGGCACATGTCCTCGTCGTCGAGCGCGAAACTCCTCGGCCCGATCCCCCGGCAACGCTACGGTTGCCTCGAATCCGCAAGATGATGGACGATGTTGCCGAGGAGTTGCAGTTCCCCAAAATTAACCTCGAAACGAAAAAAGGAACTCGCCTGCGCCTCGCACGTTCAGGTTCGCGGAGCCGCGTCCCCGGAACGATTAATATCACCGATGGAAGGGCCTACGGCGAGGCGACTTATTTCGGCAAGATCGACCTTGCCGGTGGGCTCATCGCCTCGAATTCGATGACCGACGAGGTGCTTGATTTTCTGGCAGCTTTCGACGTTGAGCCGGTCGCTGTCGATCTGACCGCGTACGGGAAGCGCACTGGATCTTGCTGCTTCTGCGCATCTCCCCTGGAAGATGGACGCTCGGTTGCCGTAGGTTATGGGCCGATCTGCGGACCCCGTTACGGCCTTCCCTGGGGTGACACGACCGTGTCTTCGACCGTGACCGTGGCGGAGGTGACTTCGTGAGCTTCAGCGCCGACCAACTCTACCTCGCCAGCGGTGAGGTGAATCCAGACCACGCTCTTGCGGATCGGGTGCCCCACCTCCCCCAGGAGGTGATCGACACCTGCATCGCAAAGGAGATCGCTCTGGATTCGCTATCCTACAACTTTCTCTGTGGCTACTGGTACCCGAAGGACGGCTGGCGTGGCATGTACCTCAGGATTGAAAAAGACGGTCACGCGCACACCTAGGGGAGAGGACGGCGGGGGCCTAGCCCCCCGCCGGGTAACCCGCAGCCGCCGTATCTCAAG